CGCCTATCGAACTCAGAAAAAGCCGCACCTTCTGCAACATCCCAACTTCCCTCCAATAATTGTCTACGCTGTGTCTCTGGTAGAGATAACAGCATTGCTTCATAATCTCCCTGCTCATACAAAAATGGATTATCCATTAGTTTAGCAGGTATAAATCTTCTTTTAAACAAAGGCTCTTCTGACCTTGCATGTTGTTTAGGGTATCTTAGCGTTTCCCCTGTCGTAATATCCGTTGCCCAAAAAGGCTTACCCGCTGGAGCAGGGTCAATGAACATCTTTTTGACCCATCCGTGACCCGGCCCACCAGGGTTTGTTGTCCCCCGCATGAATACGGGGAGTGTTTTGTCTGCAGTTCTAAGACGCGAACGTAAATAATCCCAAGCATAAGGTGTTGCATACTGTGTTAACTCATCAAAACCAATATACGTAAATGCTTGTCCTTGGTATCTGAGCACATCTTTTTCTTGTTCAAGATACGTCATCCATATTCTAGCACCGGACGGGAAAGTCCATTGGCTCTTTTTCTCTCTCCATATAGCCCCAGGATAAGCCTGTGGATACATTTCCTGAGATTTATGTATTATCTCCCTAAGTTCGTCATTCGTACGCCTTAATATAAGGGCGTTCATATTCGGATTACCGCAGTATCTCAAAGGGTCTACAATTAAACTGTAGGTTTTACCCCCTCCTGCTGCTCCTCCATATAGTACTTCTCTTTCCGGGGCAGCTAAAAAATCTGTCTGTGGCCCCGGGTTTGCGGCAAATAGTACTTCCTGGCTTGGTTTCTCCTCGACAGAATAAGTTTCAGGTAAACTCTCTGTAGCTTTCTCCGCAATGACATCGTCTTCCGTATTCCTAACTATATTTGCTATTGCACGTTGGGCATGACTTAAACGCACACGTGCAGACTTCTGTGCTTTCTTAGCTTTTACTAAGTCTTTTTCTTCCTTAGTTTGCGGCTGAGGCTTGGATGTTCCCTTGAGCTTCGGCCTTGGCAATACGGCTTTTTTGTTCAGCATGCTTCCGTCTATCTGTTTTATCTGTTTTTATACGTTTCCATAATCCCATCGGAGTTATGCTACGTCCTGTGTAGTCTGTTAACCATCTTGCTACTTCTGGATAAGATGATTCTTTTAAATACTGTTCTGCCATTGATAAAGCATCTAGTTGTTCTATAATAGGCTCTAGTAAATTAGAGTCAGCATAATGTGCTTCATATCCCCACGGTATTGTAGGACCTTTAAGTGTTTTATATCTATTAGTCGGATTCAATTTCTGTACTATCATCTGTTTTTGCTGGTAAAATAAATACACCAATTGGCTTATCTGATGTGACGTTCATCTTCTCTACTTTTGCTAAACCTACTCTATCTAATATTTGTTGAGAGGCTGCAAGTCTTTCTCTATTACCAATAGCTGATGGGTCATCTATAACTCCTACCATAGATAATACAGCTTTAGGAGCATTAATTGCCATCTCTAGTTCAGCTCTCTCTATTATCTGTGTTCTTACAGCATTAATAATATGATGTGGGTTAGTTGCATCTGCGTATCCTGCAATCTTCATGGCTTTAGCATGATTACCTTTAGCAGGGCCAAACAGAGCATCAAGGAATTTATTTTGTAATTCAGTTAATTCTTTATGCACGAGGGTTCTTCTTTCCAGCTGTCTTAGTTCTTGCGAAAGAACGGTTTTTGCTTTTTGCTTTTACAGATAATTTCTTCTTGTCATTGTTCAATGGATTACCTGTGGTGTGATGTACGTCTTTGCCATCACCTTTTGTAACTAGTCCCCTTTTCGCCATGATTGCTCTAGCGGTGTTTCTTGAGGCCCTTCTCTTTTTTTGTTTTTCTGTTGAGTGGTAGTTGTCATACTCTTTTTTATAATTTCTAGCCATCTCTTTTACGTACTCCCTCTATGTAGTATCTCCCCTCGGCAAGTTCTTTGCTTATAGCATAGAATTATAATGCCGTCAATACTTTTTTTTTATCAGTGTCCAAGTGTAGTAAGTATATCTTTAGTTTCAAGTAAATCTTGACGTTTTCTTTGCAATCTTTTTTGGCTGTTTAGATACTTGTTTACCTGCTTTACTTGCTTTTCGCTTAGCAGCCGTACTCGCGGCATATTCTGCGTTTGATAAATTTTGTATCGCCCGTTTTGGGAGATATCTTTCGCCAGTAGCATTTTTCCCTTGTGTGGAATTTTTACCACTCTTAGTCCCCCATTTTTGTTTAGTCCACTTTGCTAGTGACCTTTGTGGTTTTTTCATATGCTTCCTTAATCTCTTCCATCGTTCTGTTGCATCCTATACATATATCATCTTCTAATTTGCATATGCCTACGCATGGTGTCATTTTGCAATATCTCTTAAACTTTTCATTACGTCATCAATATTAGGCTCTGAGCCATTAGGTTTATATACACATTTATATTGTCTTGGGCATCCTATACTTTTATCTGTAAACTCTATTTCAAATGTTTTACCTGCCCCTTGATATATACAAGCTAGTCCACCTTTGTAATGCACCATCTTTTTACGTAGACAGGTAGTGTACTTAGGTTCTTTTATTTTACCCTGCTGCACTTTTTGTTTGTACGTATACTCTTTTGCATAGGTCTTACTAAAAACACTTGCTAGTAGTAGTAGGAATCCGCCTATAACTAACACTAGGAATAACCACCCAATGCCTTCACCTATTTGTTTTCTTAACTGTTGTTGTTTATATATAGTAGCTTGTCTTTGTTTACGTATCTTACCTTCCATCTCTAAAAGTTCATCATAGGCTTGTGGTCCATGAGTCATATTTAAAAACATCTTGAGTTCGTATCTCTGTTCCTCAAGTTTCTTCTTGGCTGCGTAAGCCTGTAGTGCAGTAGTTTCAATACTTCCACCACCAAACACTTTACCAAACACTCCGGGATTCTTCGCTTGTTTCTCTGCATTGTCAACATCTGAAACTGCTCCCATCCATCTGCCGATATCCCCTGACATCTGCTCTAAGTCTCTACCTACAGCAAAGCCTTGTTTAATTGCACTGAACGCTTTAGATGCTACTCCAACTGCAAGGCTTATAGTCAATGGGTCCATTATTTTTTCCTTATGGGTTTGCAGTATGCAGTTATCTGTAAATTAGCTCCTTGCTTCTGTGGTATAGACGGTTGCCTATGTAGTCGTTCTGCAAAGTACAAGCATTTATCTATATCTGAAAAAGTTTGCGTCTGGTCTATGATTTTTAATCCCATCATAAACACGAGTACAAACTCAATCACTCCCTTTTACAAATTCTAGCTCTAGCTGTTCATCTGTAGTAGAGTGGCACTCGCAGGTGCATTCTTCACAATCACATTCGTAACACGTACATGTCTCACATCTTTCTTTAGCCATTGCGATATCCTCCTCCTGCTGCTTTGTAGGCTTTAGCCACCATCTGTGCTTTTCTGGCTGACCATTGACCGGGAGAACCTCCCTTACCACCTGCTTTAATACGATTGAATATGCTCTTCCGTAATGTAGGCTTGGTGTAATTCCCAGACTCATTTACTTTACTTTTTGGTTTTGGTTTTGTTGCCATTTTCCAACTTCTTTACTGCTGTCTTACTCAAGTCACCATAGTGTAGTAACTTCTTACTAGACTTAGTATGTGTCTTACCTGTGTGAAGAGAACCATCTTTCATCTTGTGCATACCACCAGTCCAGACAGTCCCATCTTTTAAATAATGTTTTACACCCTTCATTATTTTTTCTTTCCGGCTTTCATGCCACCCTTAGAGTATGCTTTAGCCATCTTAGTTCCACCACTCATCATTTTCTTTTTACCCATTGTGGTTCCGCCCATCATCATTTTCTTTTTAGCCACTGTAGTTCCACCATACATTTTCTTTTTAACAGTAACCTTGCCTTTTTTTCTAGTGTCGGCTATTTCTCGTTTAGTAGGGGTTCGTTTTAGTTTATTGGCTGCTTTATCTGCGGGGCTATGGCCATCAATACCTTGAGATAAAGGTGCAGTTTTCTTTAGTAAAAAATTTGTAGCAATACCTCTTTTTCCTTTTGGGTCAACTTTTTTAGCTGCCCTAAGCTTAGCCCTGAATAAATCCTTTTGTTTAACATTCATTGTACTATACGCCCTGCCTGCATCTCCTATTTGTTTTTGTGTGGCTCTTGGATTCATAGTATCCTTTAAATACTTATTTAAATTATTAATACTTTCCATTGTCTTTTCCTTATTCTATTAAATCACCAAATGCTTCAATAGCGGCTTCTTGCATATTGGCATTTATACTTTTATTTAGTTTCTTTCTTCGTTTCTCCGAGTACGTCGGATTGCCTGTAACTTTACTAGTTGTACTTTTTGGATATAAATCAACTAGCTTCTCAGTATGTTTAAGAAATGCTGTTCCCCTAGAAACAGGTCTACGCTTTGGTATAGGGGGGTTACTGCTCATGATGCATTACTTCATATTCTTTTCTATGGCTTTTTGTCTAGCTTGTTCATAGCCGGACATTCTTCCATTTTTATCAAGGTCTCCTATAATAGAAGCCCCTCTTTTTAACCTAGGTACATTAGTAGGTAATTGGGTTATAGGCATTTTAGCTCCTCCCATCTTTTTACCTGATATACCTTTATTACGATATTGTCTTAATACATCAGCATCAGACATTGAATCCGATAAATCCTGTTTAAATCTAAGAGCTTTTGCTAAATCAGAATTAGTATTATTAGGAGCCATTGTAAAATTTTCTTTTTTGCTCTTTCCAATTCCAGCAAGAGTTCCCTTGGCCCTGGCTAAATCTTTTTTATCTTTGAGTTTCCCCACTCTTTCTTTTTCCTGTTTTCTTGTAGGTATATCTCTGTCTGGGTCTACTTTGCCTCCTATTACTGAAGGTCTGAAATTTTGCTTTTGCTTATTTTCTTTATACAATCGGGACAAGCCCGGGCTATCACCACCTGTAGCTATAGCATCTAAGTTACTTTGTTTGTTTCTTAAATTTTGTGCACCTATTATGCCGTCTTCTTTTTGTGCTTTTGTTCTTTTTATAGCCATTACGTAGGAACTCCCAGTTTAATAATACGTGCAATCAATCTATCCGCTCTAGCAGTAGTTTGTTTGTACCATCTGCTATCTTCCATTTCATCGGCTGCACGTAGCCAATCCTCAGTTTTAACCGCGGCTATAAAATTCTTAAATTTACTTAGTCTTGGTCTACCTAATTGAAAACACATATTAGCAATAACTAATTGTGCCTCTTCAGGTAGCTCATTAAATTGCGAGAATATTAGGTTACAATCTTTTATAGTTGTTCCTATATCTTTCGCAAACCAATCATCCACTTGTTGATGTGGTACCTTTGTTCCTATAGGACCTGCATAAACTTCTTCATCCCAATCAGTAATAAGA